TTTCATTTAAACAGGTGTTAAAGCCAGCCTTCATCTCGTCCGTCCAGTAACTATTAGTGTAGCACGCTTGAGGATAAGTGGTTTCTTTCTTCTCCGGCAGTTCCCGGAGCGGACACCAATCTGGTCTGCATTCTCCTACATGGCATTTATTTGTAATTTTGCAATTTGCCCAATTCTGTAGTTTGCATTTAAAACAGTTCTCCGGCATATCCATAACCAATACTGCTTTAGCCATATCACTCACCTCCTAAATTTCAGTTCAATTTACAAATACCTTTATTTTCATCAAGTGTGACTATATTTCTTCGCGCAAGCACTCTCAATGTTGTTATTTGGCAACTGAAAATTGGAATGTTGCTGTTATGATCTTTGTGAAATTCACAATTTTCATATGTCCAAAACCCATGTTTTTTTATCAAAATATTTCCATGCGCCTTCATAACTCGTATAACATCTTCTTGTGCTCTTGATAAATCTTCATAACCATAAGCCATCTTTTATCCTCCGCTAAACTTTAATTTTCTTCCGGTTTCTCGCACTGCTCAAATTCGATCACCCACGCCCACGGCGATGCATCCCAACCGTAGCGGTCAATGTCGGATTTCTTGATGGTGGAGTTCCACAACACTTTCCCAAACAATTCCCCTGCACCCATATCACAGTATTTAATCTCGCTTGTGCATGGCCCGTCTATGTCACAGTAATTTTCTCCTGTCATATGCAAACATGGTGGCGTAAACAAAAAGCCTTCTTCTTCTGTTTGATCTTCTGTTATCTCCTGCAACCGCTCTACTCGCACGCCTGTAACTTTAAGCCAGATACGCGCAGCTTCTTTCGGCATATGGATGGACGGGTGCCAACGGCAAGGCGATTTTCCTTTCTCCCAGACAAAATCCACACCGTTGTATTCGCATTTTGCTTTTCTGGCATCCTCTCTGGACTGATTTACTAACCTCTCAAACAGCTCCTGGTCATGTATGTAGGTTAATTCTCCGCAAGTGCCGTCTTTATAGTCAAAGGCTATCATTTGATTGAATATATCCCATGCTCCAACACGCCATGTCTCTCGGACATACAGGATATCGCCCGGCTGATACGGCGGCTTCGCATACTGAATAGAACCACCATATTCATCAATGCCAAATCCAAAGCATCCTACCTCTTTCTTTTCTGTACTGTCGGTAACAAAACCGAGCGGGTATGTATGTTTTTCGTCTGGTTGGGGTTTTACCAGCCGTCTGGTGCAACTCTTTCTCCCGTCCAGAATCGCCCGAACCATTTCTGTGTTGAATAAAATCGGTTTAATTGACATTTACTCCACCTACTTTCCCATCATCTCTGGAGAATTACGCCATGATCTTTTCGTTTCTAACTCTTTAATCTTTGCGCGAAGTTCTTTATTTTTTGCTTTCAGATCTTTATTTTCCGACAAAATCTTTTGCAATTCACAAGTATTTTTGTACTCACATTTTTCAGTAGTCGAATACTCTATACACATTTTGCATAATTCTGTGCTTGTCAATCTACTCCACCGCCTTTCACAATCTCAATCAGATCATCCACCAGGTCCTTGACCTCGTACATCATCATTGTGTCATAGGATTTTTTCTGCTGCTCTGCTGTCTCGTTATCATACTTTGTGCAGCCATTCAAGAAAGCTGTTCGTTCCTCAAACTGCTTCACAACCTTGTCCAAGTTAAAAGCGGTCGGCTGTGCATCGATCAGCTCACACAATGCATTAGCCTTATTTGCAGAATAATTATTGGCGATAGTCATTCCAGCAACCTGTCTTTTAAACGCACTTGCAGCAATCAATTTTTCCATCTGCTCCACCTCTTTTCACGATTTCGACTGCTCTTCCAAGACCCCTGTGATGCCAGTCATCATCTTCCGATAATCCATGTTCCTCTGCGTAGATTTCAAAATCCGCATATGACAGTTCCTGCTCGTCTTTTAGCTGCTCCACCACCTTGTTCAAATCATAGGCAGTCGGCGCACTCTCAATTTCTGAATAAGGAACATATGTAATTTCTGTTCCATCTTCGCGAATATCCGTTACTGTCATTAAATTTTCTGCATCAATCAGTCTCATCGTTTAGCCTCCTTTCCCGCATTTTAGCGACAATCTCTTTCGTTTTTTCATCTGTCCTTTCATATCCACAGAAATAACATCTCGCCGCATATTCCACACCACTAGATTTTGTCATCTTTGAAAAAATCATGCTGTTTTCCCTAAGTAGCTCTAAATCACTTTGCCTGTATGAAGGATGATATTTCATGATTGGCCGCATAATACCGCCACAAGCCGGACATGGCTTAAGTTCTCTAATTTCCTTACTCACGCTCTTTCCTCCTCAACCATCTCAATATCAGTCTCTTGATCCAGTGCGGCAGAAAACACATCAACTCATACTTTTCACAGTAAAAGTAGCAGCCTTCCTCGTACTCCCAGTCGTCATTCCTTCCGCACCACGACGCAGGGCAGTTTCCACATATGTCATATTTTCTCATCTTCATCACTCCAATCTAACTTCTGACCACACCACCGGCAGTATTCGTCTCCATAACATACATCGCTCCCGCAATTCTTGCATTCGTATTCCGTGCCGCCAAAGGTTCCAAGTACCGCAGTAGGCTTTTCATCCGTCTGTTTCTCCACCGCCTCCCGACATTCTTCCGGTGTGCCGATTGCTTCATACTCTTTTAGCTTCATTTGCATTGCAGCAATATTTGCTAATTCTACACCTGTGAATCCGCCATGTTCTTTCATAGTCTGCAATTCTTCCGGTGTGCCGATTGCGCGGTACTGCTGAATCTCTTCCAGTGCATTGATTGCCATCTCGTAACCTTGGATTTCTCTTTTTCTCTCGTAATTCTGTGTACACATTTTGGCTAAATCAATAGAAGCCTCAAGTTCTTTAATTGATTCATTCTCCGTCATTTCACACCTCCAACAGTTCCGGGTTGTCAAAAATATTACCGACAACCTTACTTTCCGAATACAATCCGTTTTCTGTTATTGCATCAAGCCCAACCGCAGATGTTTCTGTATCTTGAAATATAAATCCAGCACAATAAGCATCCCATTCGATTTGCGTTTGAAAATTGTGTTTTCCGTCTTTGCATTCAATAATATCATTCTCCCAAATCAACTTTCCATTCTTGTCCTTAAGTCCGGTGCACTGGCAGAGGGTAGATGGGATTATAAGATCAGCAAATTTTTCATCAATACTGAAAATCCATAATCCGTCCCACCGTTTCAAAAGAAAGCCTTCCGTCCATTCACCGTTGTCCTTCCGCTTTGCACGGAATAAAAATCTATTCTCCATGACTTTCCCCTTTCTTCGGATATACAAGATTCAGATCATATCCGCTTGCAATAAATTTCAACGTCAATTCGTGATTGACTGCGTTTCCGAGTTTATCGTAAATCCAGTACATATCCTCTTGCGTAAATTCTGTTCCGAGATATTCATTGTATCCAGAAAGAAGTGATTCCTTCCATTCTTTATTTCTCTTCTCTTGGCGGTAAGGTTCTCCCTTTGCAATCGGTCTGGAACACCACTCTAAAAGTTTACAGATAATATCTTTCTGTGTATTACAGTCTTCTGCTTTAAAATATACATTCCCTTTGACTGATAAAATAAGGTCTCCATATTGAGTAATATAACTCTTCGGAAAGCATTTCATCACATTGAAAATTTCATTAAACATCATTTTTCCCCCATTTCTTTCAACTTGGCTTCGGCTTCCTCTCTGGTAAGTAATACCTTTTTGCCAATATCAGATATCGCAAACCCTCTTTTTTTTGTGCAAAATTCTAATATTTTATCAGAACCAATCGTTACTCTTTGGATTGTCTGTTTAGATATGTCTTTTCCTACAATAATGTAAGCCTTATCTCCCACCTTACACGGCAGCCGCAGAAGCAATCCCTGCTCCTCGGCTTGCTCTCTATTTGCAAGTCTTTCCGCAATCTCTTCCAGGGCTTTGTATCTTCCATCTTTCGCAAGCTGGGTAATGGTAATTCCCTCATCATCCGGTAAATCTGCTGGATGAAATAAAACTTTTCCATTCTCTGCCACATATGTTAATCTCTCCATGTTATCCTCACTTTCTGCCCGAAGCCACTTTAATAAGCACTCGTAACAATTACAATTATCATTCTTGTCGCAGTCAATTTCGGCTAACCCATTTTCATTCGGACACATCATATTGACTGCCAGTTCCTCGTCCGTCATGTTCCGAATCCGATCGGCGTTGGTCTGCTTGCTGTCATAATTCTGTATAGTCGCAACTTTTGTAAAAGTCGTAAGCATATCTGCAAAGTATTTTAATGTGCTATCTCTGTCTATATTGTGTGCATCAGATATACGACATATTTCTTTCAATACCTTATTTGTCAGATTACTAAAATTTTCTATTTCCTTATCACTCAAATCTTTGTTCATTGTTCTTCCTCGCTTTCCCGGTACGGTTCCGGCAGGGGCATCCAGGCTACAACGTCCTCAATCCAATCGTGTTCGCTATCCAATGCATACCCATCATTCACGATGCAGGTATCAACCCACACATGCCTTCCGTCGGTCACAATGATTTCCTGCTCATCATCAGGAAGCTCACAGTCAAGCATATACTTAATGTCTGCGGAGAATAAGCACTCTTTCCGCTCTTCCTCTGTCAATTCATGATATTTAACCGGAATCCACCTTTGTTCCGTGACCGTTTTTCTTGTTGCTTCTGTTCTCATACATTCAATCATTCTACCTGCTCCTTTCCCTCTTCGACTTTCTCTGGATGCACGTCAGAGCGTATTTACAGTCCTTGGTGCATATTTTATTTTCTTCGTATGGGCATTTCTTCATAACATTTTCTCCTAGCTAAATGATGCTTCTGGCTGTTTTTCCGGCTGAATATAATCATCATCATATTCCTTATCAATAATGATGGCTGTTCCGGCTCTGGATAATCTCAAAAGTAAAACCTCAAATTCACTCAAGTTTCTAAGTGACGAAATCGTCAAATCCTTATTGACAGAAAGCGTATACGGTTCTTCATTGTGGCTATTCCATATCCACTTTGACACAGGAATTTCTACATTCAAGTTTTCGTCATGCTCGTTTTCAAATGTGATAACTGCTCTCTGTGTGCTACTCCATGATGGCTTATCTTCCAACTCAAACCGCATTTCACATTCTACGGATTGATAAGAAACACTATCATCGTAATCAATGTCTAAATCGTCTGTGTCAATATTCCTTTCACATTGTTTAATCCATGCCTTGAACAAATCCGTAAGTTTGATTTCTTTCTGCTCCGGCTCAATCATAAGGTTTTTAAAATTCTCCAAAACCTTTTTATTGCCAATGCAAAAATTCGAATTAACAATCTCTGTTAGAACAGAATCAAGTTTAGGAAGATACTCTGAAAAATCATAACTCTCAATGTATGGAACCATGACTTCTTTTACCTTTTCCTCAATGGCATGCTTTGCATCTCCCCAGCGAAAAGCATCTTCGATTGCTCCTCCCAATGCATTCATAAATTTTTCTTTGACAATTTTGCTTACTTCATCCGAAGATAAACTTTCCTGTGCTATTTTTAATAATTCCTCTTTCATTGCTTTTTCCTCCGTTAAATCTTAATTATTACAAGCAAATCATTTCGCACCACCTGCCTATACTAGAAGCAGGATGTGTTATATGATTGCTTGGTTTTGTTATCTGGTTCTAAAATTTAAAGACGCTTAGGCAAACCGGAGCTGTCCGGTCTGCTCTGCCTACTGATTGATGTTTAAATTTCTAAACATGGCACACATAACATCCACTACAATGCTGTTCCCGAATTGCTTATACAGCTGTGTGTTACTGTTGACCGCTGCCATTTTGGAGATGTCCTCGTCGGATACTCCCATCAACCGTCCACACTCTCTAGGTGTAAATTTTCTTATACGGTATTTTGATTCGATCCTTACAATCTCTTGATTCTGTGCCGTAAGGGTTGGGCAGATGTTCCCTTTATCCTGCACTCTCCCTCTTCTTGTTGTGCTTTCAGGGTAGCTTGCATCAAAGCAGCCGCCTATTTCACACTCGAT